GGCTAGTAACCTACCAGGAGGTATGGTCTTATCGACCATACGGTGTGCCTTTCGGCCCCCATTCCATCACTTTTAAATCTAAAGTAACGTCCGAGTTAAAGTCTCGGCAAACGAGGTTTAAGGGTGGTACCTACTCTGTCGCTTGTACAGTAGCAGGCACATGCAGCGAAGATCCAAAACTTACTGACGACTGTTATCGAGTCATCGTTAGTTCTGAACTTCTCACTTTTATTAACAAATTAGGCAAGTCGATTTATTCAACTCACAAAATCCTTGCTAATAATAGACAAGATTCAACTGCACCCTTGAGAGAGTATCAAGAATATCTCAAAACTCTCTGTAAAGATAAGTCAATAGTAGAAATCTACTCAGCTTTCAAGAATTGCTCAACCAAATGTACCTCACGGTATGATTCAGTGGATATTTCCCTATCACCGTTCGAGATGACTATCTTCAAATTCATTATCAGTTATGGTCCTAAACGATTTCGACGATTCCTTAAGAGGAAACTCAATCATTTCCGTGGTGCTTATCAATTATCCCAATTCAAGAGATTCTTCCATGGCAATTTACCTCGTGAAGTTTTAGACTTCGAGAAGGCCAAATATGGACAAGATCTATCAATCTCAAAAAAGACTGACCGAAATATTCTCTGTTACATTCAGAAGAGATCAAAGGAGTTTTTCAAAAATTTTGAAAGACCACAATTAATTACTCATGTCAGCAACAAAGCTTGTCTAGAAGGATCAAGAAATAGAGATTTCTTAATTAATGCACCTAAACCCATTTCTGTTACACAAGTCGATGATTATTTCCGACAAGTTGACAATCTCACACAAGAGTGCGAGTGGAAGTCACTTAATCAAAACACAACGGTGCGTCACATACAGGTCCAAGAACCGCTCAAAGTCAGAAATTTAACAGCAATGCCATCTCATCATCAAGTTCTAAAGAACTATCAGAAGGCGATTAAAGCATATATTGATAAAGATCCATCTTTCAAACTGACTAATGATCCTAACATTCTTAAAGCGGTACAATCCATGCAATGGCCCAATCACCTTCATTTTACTTCAGGTGATTATTCAGCAGCAACAGACACGATACATCGTGATGTTGTACTTGCAGCTATATCTGGTATCAATGATCCACTTCTCAATACGAGCTTTGACTGTTTTACGGTCATCGACTCTGAGGGTAATCATATGATAAATCAGAATAACGGGCAACTGATGGGGAGTCTTATCTCCTTTCCAGTCTTATGTTTAATCAATAAATGGATTTATGAATATACACAAGAGCTTTCAGACGAAGAGTCGACTGTTCCGCTTATCAATGGCGATGATATCCTCTTCAAGTCAACAATACAGTTCCATAATGAATGGCGTAATAATATTCGTCTCGTCGGGTTTAGACCCAGTCCGGGAAAGAATTTCTTACACAAAAATTACTTTACTATTAACAGTAGACCATTTTTATTCAATACAGGAACATA